AAGACGAAGGCGCACCGACAGGTGGAGTAAGCCCGATCAACGTCTCTGACATTGAGGATCCGTTCGCTTAATGTCTAAGCACATAGCCAACGAAAACCTTTTACAGCGTGAAGCTTTTGAGACTTACTTTAGCCTTGGTGACACCAGGGACAGAAATCTACAAAAGGTAGCTGACAAACACCACGTATCAATACAAACGGTACGCAGTTGGCGACGTAACTTTAGTTGGGAAACAAGGACACTTCAGCGTGATGCTGAGGTGTCTGCCCAATTAACAAAGTCTTCCGTGACCTCCGTTGCAGTTGCTAAGGCTGCATACATCGACATCATTGACGAGACCATTGAGCAGTGGAAGCAAAACCTCCAGCGCGGTGAGATACGTCTTGACACAGTTGATGACTTACAGAAGATGGTCAAACTTAGGCTACTCCTGGCCGGTGAGAACACAGAGAATGTGGGCATCGGACCATCTGGATCATGGATGGTTTTGGCAGAGCAGTATGGCTTATCGCATGAAGAGATTCTTGCTGAGGCGCAACTCATAGCCGCTAAGCCTGAACCTGAAGAGATAGAGGAAGCACAAGTCATTGAGTAAGATTCAAGAGTCTGCCGCTACATCCGCTCTGATGGCAGAAGCCGCAAAGAGAGCATACGAAAAGAGAATAAGTGCAGCACGAATTAGTCTTACTGAATTTGCTGGTTTCGTTGATCGCAAGGCTGCGGAACAATACAAAGCAAGACACCTAAAGATACTAGCCAAGGAGCTTGAGTTAGTCGAAAGCGATCATGTTGATCGCTTGATGGTATTCATGCCACCGAGACACTGGAAGTCTTCTACAGTCTCTGAGAAGTTTCCTGCATGGTTTCTTGGTAGAGACCCACGGCGGACCATCATCCATTGTTCATACTCTAACGACTTGGCTGAACAGTTTAGTCGTTCTGTCCGTGACACGATACAAAGCAACCGCGACTTTGCCGCTGTGTTCCCTGATTGCCAGTTAGCCACCGACCAGCGTAATGCACAGACATGGGCGCTCCTGTGGGCGCACAGAGCCACATACAGAGCAGCAGGTGTTGGTGGTGGTATCACGCACCACACCTTTACCGTAAGGGACGGTGGCGGCGGTGATGTTGGTCTTGGTCACGATATTCGAGACCTGATCGTCTGCGACCATACCGGCAAATGCGTTGCCGTGGTTCAGACCGTAGCCGGTTGAAGTAATTGCCATCGGTTAAACTCCTGCTTTGCCGGATTGACGGAGGATCGCTTCCTGTGCGCGGCTCAGTACCGGTGCAGCAGGTTGGGCGGGTTGGTTCACACCGGCAGCATCCTGGGCCAGTTTGGCCAGTTGTGCGGCGGTGTCAGTGGTATGGGCCGGTTCGTCGGCGGTGGTCAGCATGTCGAACGCGGCTTGGACGTACGCCGGGGACTTATCAGACCAATCCAGTTTCGGACGCTTGGCGGCCAGGGCAGTACGCATGATTTCCACAGTGTCCATGCTTGCACAGGTGAATGAGTCACCAACGACGCGCTTTGCGGCAGCAGTTACTGTGGCGATAGCGGCCACACGTTCAGCGATGGCAGAGTCGCACGATTTGGATTTCTCCGCTTCGAGTTCTTCTTCCATGGCTTCCTTTTCTGCTTCGGCTTTGTCGGCCTTGGCTTCGGCGTCTGCGACGCGCTGGGTCAGTCGCTCGATGGTGTCAGATACGAGCAATGCGGTTGCTTCGTCCTGCACTTCGACCGAACGACCGGAGTCGAGCACAATTTTATGCACGATAGGTTTCTCCTGTGAGTGGTCAAAAATTCGGGCGTTGCTGCCCGCTCTTGCTCTATCCACCAACGCGACATGGTTTACCTTGATGTCACGTTGGACGAATTCGTAGGGTGTGCCGTCCGGGGCAATCCCGGCCACCTGGTCATAAACAGCCGTGTACCCGGCAGACAGCTCACATTTACCGCGACTGATTGCGTCGATGGCGCGTTGGTCCTTGACGATTAAATCGCATACGGTGAACTCACCGTCACGACGCGCAGCACCACGGACAACACCGACGGACGTTTTCGAGTAGTTTTTACTGTTGACGAGCGCGTCAGGATGTTCTATTGTGATGTCAGACCCGTCAAACGATGCGAGCGATTCATCTTTGAATACCTCATCTTCGGGGCGGTACACGTTGACGATGCGATTAGGGTCGCCGTCGAGATTCAATTCACGGGCCAGGTATTGCTGAATACCGGTACGGGAGACACGACCAGGGACGCACAAAAAACCCTCGTCGGTGAACACCCGGGAGGATTGAATGGCATAACTTGCGCGGTCGTTAACGGTGATAATCATTGCAAAGCCTTGATAGGGGCATTGCCAACTATGATAACTGTTTGATAAGAGGTGTGCAACGTGGCAGCACGATGGGACGCTTGTGAGCTCGCTAAATTACGCAGAGGGATGGACGTTCCGGGTAGGACAGTCAGAGCGATGACAAATCAGCGACAACGACTAGGGATATCAGTGTTACAACCGTTCAAGGATTCAATTGTCACGGCGATCATGCGCCAGGGTGTAACGATTGATGAATGTGCGGAGTTGTACGAAACGACCCCGCGTAAAATTTGCCAACTGATGGGATGGGAATGATGAACAGAGAAGAAGCGTTACAGCGTGTGAAGGATTGGCGGTGGTGGCCGAGCGTCAACGATCACGCGGGAAACTTACCACATGTGCCGACAGGGTGGTCATGGTGGAACGGTGACGCGGGGATGGCGCTGACCCACTCGATTCACGACCCGATCACACGCGGGGATTGGCGGGATGCTCGCAACGGTGTCGTGAAACCCACACCAACCGCCGAGCCCGACATGGTGAACCATCCACCGCATTACCAGTCCGACAACGGTGTCGAGTGTATCGACGCGATCCGAGCGGCGCTGGGGCGGGAAGGGTTTATCGCGTATTGTCGCGGGAACGCCATCAAGTACCTGTGGCGCGACAAGGTGAACAACGTGGAAGATCGCAACAAGGCGGTCTGGTACATCAACCGGGCGAACGCTGAGGAAACCGCACAATGAAAACCATTATTTATCTTGCTGGGCCAATTAGCGGCCCGTTACTCCCCGAGAATCGCCGCAGGTTTTACGATGTTGAGGCTAAAGTGCTGGCTCACTGGTTCGGTCGTGTCGAGAAAGTGATCCTAAATCCGGCAACGTTACCGCTCGGATTAACCGAACAGGACTACATGTATATCGGTATGTCAATGTTAGCGGCGGCGGATACAGTTGTCATGTTGGAAGGTTGGGAACAATCGGCAGGTGCGACCATCGAATTTAATATGGCGAAGAAATGCTGTAAACGCATATTCAGCGAAAATAAAGGTCTGTTGTTCGCCCCGTCGCCAGGGTCGTTCGATGTGCCTCCACATTGGCGACTGGCGAGGGATTAACGATGACGTATAACGAGCGCCTAGCGGCAGCCGGGATCGAGACGGTACGAAGCGGCCACAATGATGCTTTCGGCAATATCGTGTATTTACGTTACAAAGGTAAACAGATCCGACGTCCGAGCGCGTCCCAGGTTGTCGATGTTGTACTGCGTGAATTCGGTGTTATAATCTGACCCAACACGGCCCGGAGGTGATGCGTTTTGTCTGCTCCGGGTTTTTTTGTCGATAATGGTTGACGGATTCGTCAATGTCGATTATATTTAACTCATCGAAACGAAATTCACCGAGGGGAAACAAAATGAGCGACTACCAAGCACGAATCACAGAAACTGCGGACGGATCTTTTTACGCGATGGTTGTTCGTGTTGACGACGACGGTTATGTGAATGTCATTGGTCACTATAAGGCTCGCCACTTCAAAACACGCGCCGCCGCTGAAAAATCAACCTCTGCGTATATCGCCAAACTGGACGCTTAATGCTTCGGCGCACGCCGGTATTAACGATACACACCCGGCGCGGTCTTACCTTCGCGCCGGTACTTAGCAACCTCTTCATCGCTGATAGCCTGACTTATACACCTGCACTGATAATCACCACCTGGAATAATCGGCTCGCCCTTGTCGCTCAGGGGCGGGTTGTCCCAGCGGTAAACCCCTGGGCCGTATGCCGTGACCTTCTCCGCTATTTCCTTGTGGCGGTCCCGTACCCGCTCGTCTTTACTCGTCACCCACCGAAAATAACTGTAACCCGCCGCCTGTTGCCGCTTGCTGGATATCTCACCGTTCACCTTCGCCGTCTGGTCACGGGCGATCATCTTGGCGCGGCGCTGGGTTATTCCGAACTGTTGTTGCAGGGTGTCCACAATGGCGCTCGGTCGCAACCCGGCGCGCATGTTACCCATTACGATATTGCTCACCTGTGCGAGGTACTGCGTCGGGATACTCTCGATGAGTTGTGCGTTTTGCAGTGTGGCCGCTTGCAGGTAATCGTTGAGCGTCTGGTTGCCGGTGTAGACGTCAATCCCGAGCGTCCGCTTCACCCGACCATCGACCGCTTGAACGAAGTCACC